GTCTTGGTCTAGGCCGCACCACGGCTGGCCTTGTGGAAGGAGCTGTGAAGGGAGCGCCATACATGTCGGGTGGCGTGGCTGGTCAGAAGAACATCGCGCCTCCTTCGCTAGTAAAGGCACGGCCAAACCGTAATCTCCCTCCACTGGCACCAGAGAAGCAGGAACCAGCTCCACTGGGAAGCCCTCCAACTAAAGCTGAGAAGAAAACAGCCGAAGCTAGACGCAAGAACACCGGTAACGAAGAGACATCAAACGAAATAGAACGTCAAGCAGACGAGGCCGTTGGCCTTAGGTAGCATCAATGGCAGATGACGCGGCACAGCCGAACGACGAGCTGCAAACACCGCTGCCCGCCGGGCGGCCGGCCAACCCCAGTCTGCTCGGAGACCAGGGGGGTGGTCCGCCTCGTGATGCGTCAACACCGTCGCTGCTTGGTAGCCCAACTCCCGCTGCCGCTGGACCTGCACCCAGCCTTCTCGGCAGTCCAGATCCAAACGCTGGCCTCCTAGGCGGAGGCGGCGGTGCTCCATCACTCCTCACCCCATCCCCAGATCAACAAAGCGCCACGGTAGACAAGTCCGCATCCTTGCTAGAAGCTCAAGGGCAGCGTGTGGCCGCGGCACGCCCAGCAGGCCCATACGACAAACTGATTACCCCCGAGTCCATCATGCCGCGGGACCAGGGCATTGGCATCCGCGACGTGACGAACTTCCTCATCGGCCCAGAGATGGCCGTCGTGGGGGCGAAGTGGGACCAGGGTAGCTTCTCCTGGAACCTAGAGAACATGTACCAGCAATGGTCGGAGCAGCCGGTCTGGGTGAACGCACTCAACACGGCCAGCCTCGTCGGCACTATCATGCTCCCCGGCTGGCGCGCTGCGCAGAAGTCGCTGAAGATGGGCATGCTCGCAAGCACTGGCCTAGCTGACGTTGCCGGCGCACTACCAGGCATCGGCGAGAACAGCATCCTCAACAAGATGACCGGCCTCGGCCTCGGCCCCCTCCGCGTACCTATGACGCTCGCTGCCAAGACAGCCGAAGTGGCGGGTCGCGTCACGCCAGAGATCGCTGAGGCAACCGGTGCCGTGGATGCAGCCAAGGCAGCCGAGGAGGCAGCACGCCTCGCCCCGGGCCAGAACATTGCCACCGACATCCCGCGAACTCCCACCCCCATCACAGCATCGAACGGCCTGCCAATCGTGCCGGGTTCCAAGTACTTCGACGCGGTGCCCGACCGTGACTCGGAGATTTCCCTACTCAAGCAGCTAGGCTACATCGACCAATACATGCCGAACGACCACGAACTCATGGACTGGCTGATCCAGAAGGGGCGCCTGTCGGTAGAATCCCAGGACCGCACACGCCAGATCATGGAGAAGGTCGAGATGCTAAAGCAGGGCGGCTTCTGGGCGACGGACAAGCTGTCGAACTGGGAGAAGGCGCGCTACTCCTTCGCGTACTTCTTCGGCAACGGCTACATGTCCCGCGTGCAAGAGTTGCAGCAGAGCGCCGGCCTTTCGAACGGAGCCCGCGACCGCATGGGCCAGCTCTTCAACGCGAAGGACATGGGCACCCTGCTCCAGCAGGCAGCGAAACTGGATGAAGGACAAGGGCAGGCGGTAGAAGACTACCTCCTCAGAAAGTACAACCCAGAACTGGCTGTCGGCAAAGCCCCCGTCACCCTAGACGCGGACTCGCAGTCGTGGGCAGACAAGATTGAGAAGGTGTCCCGAGAACTCCAGCAGGAGCAACTAGCCAGCGGCTTTACCACCCAGGACGAGATCGACCGGGTGGGCGGCATCCACTTTGCCATGCAGACGAAGGGCACCCCAATGCCCAACATGGGCGCCCGCAAGGTCCCGATGATGATCGGCAAGGACGGCATCCGCATGATCGAGCTGCCGGCCCTCGACAACTCCAAGACCCTGGCTGCGCGTATGAACGAACTACCGGATCTCCACCAAAAGCTGCTCAACGGTCAGCTCATCACCGACCCGAAGGAGCAGACCTTCCGCTCGTACTTCATGGACGCCCTGCTCCACGACAACTTCAAGTACATCCGCGACATCGCCGTGAACCCTGACTACGCCATTCCGCACGCAGACATAGTGGCACGTTACGGCGCCCGCCCACCGCCGGACTATGTGTGGCTCGGCAACCTCAGCGGCTCTGGACAAAACCTCCCTACGTCCATTCAGCAGCGCCTTGCCAACATGATCTCTATGGTCCCTGGCTCCGAAGTCCTAGGGCCAAACGGCGAGCTGCCGTGGGTACGCCGCGCGGTATTCAACGAGCTGTTCGGCAGCCAGGGCATGGTGAACCAGACTGCCGCTGCGGTCCACGCTACCGACTACCTGACCGCTATGTACAAGACGGCAAAGACGGGCCTCAACCCGGCAACTCAGGTGAACAACGCCATCGGCTACGTGGCCTTCCAGCTCATGGCCGGCATGAACCCGTTCTCGGCGAAGGGCATTGACCTCACCATGAAGAGCGCTTCGATGTGGAAGCAGCTAAGCGCAGCGTTCAAGCAGTCCAAGGAGAAGGACATGATGGCCTTCCTGGACCCGAAGAACGGCTACCTGATGGGCCTCACGCCGATCACCCACACAGACAATGGCATCACTATCAACATGACCAAGGAGTTCATGAACCCCGCGGTACAGCAGCTCTTCAGTGTGAACCTCCACAACGTGGAGGGCGCAGGCCACCTGGACAACCTCAACCGCGCGCTCACCAACAACCAGCCGATAACCCAGGCGATCTTCAAGAGTTACTTCGGCGTGAAGAACATGCTACAGCTCGGCGGCGCAGTGCCCTGGTGGGACAAGATGACCAACATCTACATGGCCGCTGAGGCTGTACCAAAGATGGCCTACTTCACCTGGCTTCGTGCCCGCGGCGTACCCCAGATGCAGGCCGTGATTGACGTGGCGCGGCACTTCCCGATGTACAACACCTCAGGTGCCGCAGTCGTAGGCGCACGCAAGTTCTGGCTTCCGTGGGTGTCCTTCCCGACCGAGGCGTCCCGCATCATCAAGAACAACCTGATGGACAACCCGCTCCGCATGGTCCCTTGGCTTCACGCCCCGCAGATCCTACAGACCCTAATGGCTGAAGTGGGGGCCGGGCCTGCTTCGCAGGAGGAGACGGCCGAGGCCAAGCGCGGCCTGCCGACCTACTTTCAGAAGCCAAACATGGTCGTAACCAAGGGACTAGGCGGCATCCTCAGCGGCAGCATTCCATATACCGCAGGCGCAGGCGCCGTGGCAGGCGGAGCGCTGACTAGCAGCCCGCTTGGCGTTGGCGTTGGCGCGGGTCTTGGCGCAGCAGCGGGTGCCCTGGCGGGCTGGGCAGGCTACCGGCCTGACCGCGACGGCTATCGCGCGAGCCTCCTGGAATGGCTCCCCCAAAGCAGCTTCCTCCCAGCGACGACCTCCCCAGACTTCGTGTGGAACGGCCTGTCCTCCATCTGGGCGTACACAAAGCTAGAGCCAGCAGCTATCATGCAGCCGATCATCTCGGTGATCTACGGCCAGACCCCCTGGGGGGACCCGATCCGTACCTCCAGCATGACCGACACGGCGGCCAAGGCTTTCGCCGGGCTGGTTGGGTACCTCGCGCCGCCCTGGGTCCAGGAGTACGGCTTCTACATGGGCTCCCCAGACGTTGGCCTCACCAGTGTCGCTAAGAACGCCCTAACAGGGGGAGGGGGTACCTCTGCCTGGGACCCCACCAATATCTCGCGCCTACAGCGAGATTTGGGGCTCAGGATGGACTATCCGGGGCAGCCTCCTGGCTCCCCGATCTTCGACTTCCTCTACAACGGCATCGGCCTATGGCGCAACCACCCGATCGACCCCGCCTACATGTACAAGAACATGTCCATGCAGCGGGACCAGTTTGCGACCGTCCGCCAGGTGAAGGCCCGCCAGCTTGAGAACGGGGTCACGAATGGGCTTGATGGTGATGTGAAGGAAGCCTTGGGTGAGGTGATGAAGACCTACATCGAGGAGTACGCCGGGGAGCCTGGACAGGCCCAGAAGGCGTACACGAAGTGGCTCCAGGGTCAGGTGAAGACCCTAGGGCGCCTACCGGCCTTTCGGGGGTACTCGGCCCAGGATCTCACATACTTCCTCCAGACGGCCGGCGACTTTGCCGCCAAGACCCGCCAGGAGTACTACGACGCGGAGACTGACGAGCTGCGCAAGGAGGCCCAGGGTCGCTACTTCGGCACCAAGGCCGGGGGCGCCAGAGGAACCGAGGGGCTTTCCTTCTTCGGAGGAAGCACGTCCAAGGGTGAGCCTAAGGGCGGTGGGTTCGGGATCTTGACGGACGACAAAAAGAAGACACCAGAACGAGGGTTCTTTGGAGACTAAACCATGAAGAAGTTGCAAATTCTACTAATAGCAGGCGCGACTGCTTTCTTCCTTAGCTGTGTCTCACTATTGCCAGCTACCTCAATTCCAGAATCAGACCTGCCGCCTAATGCCGCTAATACGGACACGCCAATAGCGGCTGTCGCCCGGAAGTACTGCACCGAACATCCAGACAGCCATCTCATGCTAAACAACCCGAAGCAACGAGCATGGCTCTATCTGATGGTCCCCTGCTCCGTCATCACGGACGCGCCCCCCGGCGGGGTCGGCGACGCGATTGACGATTTCCAGTTGCACTGCGAGTTTTTCGATGGCCGCGTCTGCGAGGGCCAGGGCGTTTAACTGAAGAACGGGCGCCGCGGCGGTACGGGTCGTCCTCCGGCTCCCACTCCCTCTGCTCACTGCCTGTGGTGTCCACCCGGCAGGAGACGCATGTCAACCCGTAATCCGTGTACCTACCGCACTTGCATCTAGTTAGCATACTCTGCCCTCAGGGAAGCAAGGGCAGGGGCTACCTCCCATCCAAGCTCGTGCCGCAGGTCGGGCAGCGAGGCGAGGAGATCGACCGGAAGCTGCTCGCCAGGGCGGTAGGTATGTTGGGACTTTCTTCTTGAACGCCCGTGGGTGGCGTCGTCGCCAAGAGAACTACGCTCTGTGTTGTGGAAGTGGAAGCAGGTGACGTAGGGGAAGTGGACTTCGTTCCGATGGTTCTGAACCACGACTGGCGCTTCTCCAGGATGGTGACCATGAAATATAGCAGTCCGATGATAGAGCCGGTGATGAGTGCGCTCAGCAGAAAAGCTGAAGCGAAGATCGTGACTAAATTCCCTACGTCTGACCACTCCATATAGCTTCCCATCCTCCGCTGCCTCATGCAGCTTTGATCCCAACCCAGCCACAAATCCTACATCGGCTCTAGCATAGACCTCATCTGCGTCCACCATAAACGCCCACTCGGCCCTTGTCTCCGCGAGCATTGAGTTGCGGAAGCACCCCTGGACGATGGGAGGGCAGTCCGGCAGCTTGCGGTGGAAGATGTCCGCGTTGCCACGGGCGTGGTCCATGAACCAGTCGATGATCTCCGGGGTCTTGTCCGTGGACCCTACATCGTAGATCACATAGCGGTCGAACTTGCCGGCTATCGCGTTGAGCGCGAAGGGCAGCCAGTACTCGTCGTTCTGGACGAGCACCATGGGAACGGGCTTAGGGCTTGGCATTCAGTACCTCCAGCACCGACTCTACCCGAGCTATGATCTGGTGCTTCGTGCAGACTTCCTTGAAGGCGGTGAAGGCAATCTCGTCAGCCTCCTTCGGGTTGAGTAGCGCCCACCGGGCCTTCTCCTCTAGCTCATCTTCGCTGGCATAGCCGAGGAAGTGCTTGCCTTCCTCGAACAGCTTGCTCATTCCATCCCGGGGGTCCAGATCGGTAAATAGCACCTTGCGCATTGCCATGGACTCCATGACACGCTGATTAGGACCGTCATGCTTCTGCCCGTGGTTGAAGAGCTGTCGGCAGGCAGCCATGGCCTGAGCACAGGCGGGCCATCGGTGAGTATAAGCGCGGGATACCTCGCGGATGTCAAAGGTCCAGTTGTTACGCTCGCACACCCGGCGCAGAATCTCCCCACGGTCTAGGCCCCCCTTGCTGCTGTGGAATCCGAAGTCGTAGACTTCTGGGGCTCGGTACTTGTAGCCTTGGAACCACTCGGTATCGGTGGCGTTGGGGAGCCAGTGGGCGGAAGAGTGATTGGAAAAAAGATCCCTCTTGGCCCATACAGCGAAAAAGACGTGGTTGTATTGCCGTGCAATAGCCTCATGCAAGTCCGGGTGACCATGGGAGTCGATGAACCAAGCCGCTGAAGGGCATCGTCCATCAAACTTCTCAGCAAGCCAGTGAAAACGTCCTGATTGGTCACGGCTGCACTCCAGGTCAATGAGGAAGTCAGACTGTAGCCCGAGGGGTAGCTGCTCTATGGTCTCGATAGCGTGGCCACCACCGAAGGCAAAGACCGGGTGGCGCAGGCGCAGATACTTCGTGAACGAGCGCGCGTACGTCTCGATCGGTCGCCCGTCCTTGCCGAAGTCTTCACGGTAGTGGACCAGGAAGTTCATAGTTCATCCTGCGGGATCGCTCGGTAGAGTTCCGAGCAAGCTAGCTCCACCTTGCCCTTGGCTTCCTTCTGAAGATCCCACGCACTCAAAAGAACGCTAGCCTGGACATGGGACATAGCGTCCGCCATCTTGCGGATCACCCCACGTAGGCGCCGGATCTCCCGTCGGAGATCCTTCGTCGTCGCCCGATGGCGAACCTTGACAGAACTCTTCTTCGGTAAACCCTTCATGACACCACCCACTTGATAGGATCTGTCTGGTAGAGCGGCTTGACTAGGCCATCTGCCACCAGCTCCACACGCCGGGGCCGGGTCGTGTTCTCCGGGATACCCAGGGTGTCGGAGATCTCTTTATCGGTCGCCCCCGCGCGGCCCTTGCTTCGAATGAGCAGGTACACTCGCTCCCGGACTGACCGACCCCGACTGTATACGTCCGCTAGCCTGTCGTGAAACGACTGCTTGGCGAGTTGGTCTCTTCTCAGCACGCTCTCTCCTCTTTATGAACTTTGCCAGCTTTCGAAGATAAATATCTTGACGGAGCCGGGAAGCGTAAGACAAGATCGTTTTACCTTGAAGGTGGTCGGTTTCGTGCTGCCAAATCGTCGCGCCATATCCATCAAACGAGAAGGTGCGCTCCTCGCCTTCAAGATCAAGACCTTGAACCACAACCTGCTCCGCACGCGGAAGGGTAGCCTGGAAACCAAAGACTGATAGGCACCCTTCGATACTGTCCTGGCTACCGAACGCTTCCACGATGCGGGGATTAAAAAGAACCAGTGGGTCCTTCGATCCTCCGGCCTGCATATATGGGTCAACAACGACCACCTGCTGCATCCAGCCAACCTGTACTCCGGCGATCCCCACACCATGGGTCGCATACATCGTTCGCACCAGAGCATCGACATACTCCCGATCGAGTGCTCGGATTTCGTCAGCAGTAAACGCGGCAGAGGGTCGAGTGAGCCGTCTGTCGGGGACATTGATGACCTCTAGAACTAGCTCAAGACTAGCGGGTGATACGTGTACGGCCTCTTGTTCAGCGCCTTCAACACCCGCTTGTTCGACTTGAGCTGTTCCTTCAAGACTGGCCTGAGTAGATTCCATCTTCCACCTTCTGTGTCCCCACGTTGTGCAAACTTGTCGCGGGCTTCCTTGATGTCAACCCACTTGGCCGGGTGGGGAATCAACCCGGCACGATCCACGCGACTTGACCATTCGCCATGGGCAAAACCAGCCCCTCGAAAGGCAGGGTTGAATCCGCCCACCTTTCTAATAACCTCTCCAGTTGCAAATGTGAGGTCGCCTCTAGGGCTAGATCCATAGATCGGGGTGAAACCCCTCTTGACCATGCTGACCGCAAAAGCCTGAACCGCCTCAGGAATCTCCTTGTCCTGGACGCGGCAGAAATGATGTAGACCACTAACGATTGCGGCCTCTTCGTAAAGTTCAAACCATCCAGCTTCAGTTGGAAACAGGTCGTCTTCGAGGATAGCAAAAAAACTAGCATCCCGTAGTGCGTACAGTGCCCGGTTCTTGTTCGCCCCAACCCCCAGATTCGACCCCCGCAAGTAGAGCACCGGGTACCGCGTCGCAACGAGCGGAGTGTCATCGTTCGAGCCGTCATCGCAGACAACAATGCGAGCGTCGCTGGGAGCAGTGCGTATAACAGCCTCGATCTGATCCCCAAGTTGGTTTGCCCGGTTGTAGGTGACAATGGCGATACCCCTCATTGACAGACCTCCTGAATTACCGCATCCAACGCCTTAATGCAAGGGCGCGGATCTGCGAGAGCGGCTGCCGTGTGGAAGCCGGCCTCAGCCAGGGACGTGCGCAGCGGGTGGTCCATCAGCAGCTTGTTAATGGCATCCATCATAGCCTGAATATCGCCGATCGGGTATACCAGACAGTTGCTACCCGGGGCCACGAACTCGGCCTTCGTGTCTGAGAGCACGCAGACGGTCCCCGCGGACATGGCCTCCAGCGCCATACGCCCCAGGCCCTCCGTCTCCGACGCGCTTACCCAGATGTCGATCTGCTTGAATAGGTCGGCCAGAGCCATTCGATTGGCGTCCTTGATGTACTGAATCCACGGGGGCGGCTTGAACTCCGGTACCTCCCCAATCCCTACGATGTGCACCTGATTGCCGTACATGCTCTTAATCTTCTCAAGCGCCTGGAAGGCGTTCGCCGACCCCTTGAGAGGGTGGTGGTGGACAAGGCTGGCGATGACGATCGGGCGCGTCTTCCCATCCCCATACAGATGGTTCTCCGGGCGGCAAGCGAATGCCTCATGCCCGTAGTGGAACCAGCCCACCCGCGCTGCCTTGCACGGCAGATAGTCCCAGCCCTCTTCCTTCGTGGGGTTGAGGCACACGTCCGTAAGCCACTTCGTGCTGGTGACCACGTAGTCCCACTTGAGGTTGAGGCTGCCGTTCTCCTCCCCGATGAAGCGAGCGTTGTGAGACAGCTTCAGGAGGATCTTGTGCTTGGCCTGCTTCAGGGCGTTGAAGTGCGGGTTGTAAGGGTTGTCGCTGTTCGTGATTAGTACATCGCACTCCGGGATGTTATTGATGTCCACCAGGACGGGTACCTTGACACCTTCCAGGATCTCCGGGTTGATGTCCGAGTAGATCGTGAGCAGCTTCACGTCGTGGCCCTTCTCGGCCAGTTCGTTCGCCAGGTTGACGATGGTAGTCGGGCCGCCGTGCTTGCGCAAGTGCGGGGTGACCATCACGATCTTGCGGCGATTGGCCCGCAGCGCGAAGCTGTGCTCCAGGGTCTCGATGAACTTAGCGACCGCGTTCTGCCGGTCCTGCGTGAGCGCTAGCGTTCTAGCTGCCGCTTGCATCCTAGCAATAGGAAAGTCCTTGTCCAAGAGGTTGAGAATGTCGTTGGCCGCCTGTTCCACGGGGTAGGCCGGGTGCCAGATCAGAGCGGCCTCTTCGTTGCTCTGAAGCCGGAAGATCTCTTCCTGCCCCTTGTACTGCCAGAGCACCGGCACGCAACCGGACGCCATGGCCTCGACTACCGGAAGCCCATAGCTGTGGAAGGTACTAGGATCGCAGAACACGTCTACCTCTGTGCCAAGCACCGTTGCCAGACGCCCCTGCCCTAGCTTCCCGAGGCAGACAACGTGAGGAGCCTCCGGGAGTACTTCGATACCAAACGCCATGATCCGAATGTCCACGCCACGCTTCTCAGCCTCAGCCTTCACCGCATTAGCCAGCGCAGCCCCGCGATAATACCCACGCCACGGCAGATTAGGGCCGTCCATGGACAGCATGAGCGTAGGGCGCTCATCGCCATTATCGCGTCCACGCGGGTAGAAGGTATCCAGGTCGATGCCCACACCGGACACGCCGAGCACGTTCATCCCCTCGCTCTTGTAGAACTCCCCCAGCCAGTTCACTGCTGCAATGCAGTTGGGCAGCAGTTTCATGTTGTCGTACATCTTCTCCTTCACGTCCTCGGTCGTAGCCAGATCGGCATCGTAGGACTGGGAGAAGAGGACCGGGGTGTAGGTTCGCACGCGGTCGCACAGGGCCTTCACCTGGGGCGTTAGTTCGGCTGTCGCTGCAATAACCAGAGAGTCCGGGTCGAAGTCGGCTGCCGCACGGGCTAGGAAGTCTTCGTCTCCTTCGTACATTAGCGGAGCGGTACGCAGCTCCGAGAGGGTCTTCTCCGGCGCAACGCCAGGCCGCTTGATAAGGGCCACCTTCGCGTGCGCTCCGCGCTCGTTCAGCTCGTTCACAATGTCCGCGATAAGACGCATGCCGCCGCAGTATGCTGCGGAGTGGACCACGAATACTACGTTGTATAGCGGTTTGGCGGGGTTAAGGATCATCGCCGGTAGCGGCTGGCGGAGCGCCCCCAGAGTCTTCTTCGCATCCCACGACTTGGCCCACGTCTGGTAGCTGGGCCAGAGGCGCTTGAAGCGAGCGCTGGACGTGTTCCGCTGCTCCATGTGGGCGGTATCCCCTAGCTGGGTGAAGCTGGAACCACGCTCATGGAAAATGTAGGTGTCGTCCGCGAGCACGGCCCGGTACTGAAGGTACTCGCCGTTGCGCACGCGCCAGACGGTCTTCATCCAGAAGTCCGTCTCCTCGCCGTAGCTCACATACGCTTCGTCGAAGAGGCCCACGTCCTCCAGGAGTTGGCGCTTGAACATGAAGCAGAAGCCGGTGGGCATGATCTCCGGGTAGCGCCGGAAGGACGAGCACTCCAGGGCCTTGTTCATGTCAATGTAGGACGCTCCAGGCTGAAAGGGAACATCAATGACGGCAGTGTTGTTGGTGCACGGGTTGCAGATCTGGTTGCGTGGGTCGGCGTTGAGCGCGAAGACCATCTTCGTCAGCCACCCCGGCGTAACCAGTACGTCAGAGTTCAGGACACACACGAACTTGCCGTTGCCAGCCTTGATGCCACGGTTGACCGTCGCCGCGAAGCCGCGGTTCTTGTTGTTCCGGTACATGTTGACCTGAGGGTGCTCTGCGGCAAACTCGGTGAGGTAGCGGTGGGTCGTCTTGTCTGAGCAGTCGTCTACGATGATTAGCCTGTACGGCCACTCCGTACGCTCGACCACGGAGTTCAAGCACTGCTTGACGATCCGCAGGGCGTTGTAGACCGGCACGATGATGTCCACGACGCCTGGGTCGTGGACGGACCTGTCCACCGCCTTCAGGAGTAGGCGGCTGGAGTTTGCGTAGCGCTGGTGCCCGAACGCCTGCTCAGAGATGAGGCGCTGAAGCTGCGCTTGGACGGCGGCCGGAACCGCCACCGGGTTGTTGTACGCCTCCGGGTTCATGATCTTGTCCCGGTTGCGGGCAACCTCCTCTTCGGTGGGGTCCGCCCAGATAGTCGTGCCGTCGCCGTGCTTAGTAAACGCCATTCCGTACGTCCTCGTCTATAGCTGCCTGATGTAGTTGAATCTCATCTCTTGTGGCCATCAAACCATCGCGCATGTCCTTGACAAGCTGGTCGGCAGTATAGAGCAACCCGGTCAGATCACCAGACCGGGCAGTGATGATTCTGTCAAACTCGTAGGTATCCAAGGCCGTCTCACTGACATGGGTGTCCTTCGACACTTGGCCCATTCTAACCACCCGCACCGCGATCCCGCCCAAACGCCGGACGGCCTCCATCTCGTTTGGGAAGCGGCAGTCTGCGACCACCACGTCGTACCCCTGGTCAAGTCGGTCTGCAATCTCCCGAGTACCTACCTTCACCCAAAAGTCCGGGTCGAAGGAGCGGAAGACCTCGGTGCCAAAGTGCTGAAGCACCCACCGCGGGCTCTTGCCCCAACGCGGGTCTACCGCTTCCTTCTCAGCCTCGGTGCCGTTGACCTGCTCTTCGGTGAAGCCGAAGAGATCCTTGCCAATGTGGGTCTTCAGAGGCTCTGCCCAGGATACCTCAAAAAATCCCTTGTCCTGCCGAAGGAAGGATGCTATCGTCGATTTCCCGCTCTGCTTCTTCCCGCTTAGCCCGATCAGAACTCCCATCTTTGATCCCTCTTTTCTCCCCGAGGACACGCACGATATCCTTCGAGACTAGCGTTGTCAAACACTCTACGTGCAGCATACCCAAGTGTGACAGCACGTACAACCCTTTGAGATCCACGTCCTTCTTGCAGTGGTTGCATGTCCCAGATCGCTCTTCCTGGGGCAGCGGCGTCTTCGGTATCGGAAGGTCCGGGTCTTCAGTAGCCGGGTACCCGAACCAGCCGTACCCCATTAGGGGATCAAACCCTCAAGATACTCAAGGGCCTCCTCTAGCGTAGGCACAAAGACGTTACTGCGACGCCGCACGAACGCATGGTCATGAGCCCCCCCCGGCTCTACGACAGTCACAAGCAACTTCCGGGCCGCATCCGCCCAGGCCATTTCCCATATCGTGCCGATAGACACCTTGGGCGCATTCAGGAGGTACGCCAGCACTGCGTCGGTCTTCTGAACGTACAGGTGGTCCTGGCTCACGAAGGCGCTTGATACCCTTCCGATAGGCCGACGTTCCTCCTGTCCCGGCCCAGCCCGCTCCGAATCGGTGTTGATCGTACCCTTGGGCTGCGCATTCTTCCCAGTCAACTGTCCGACCACCGGACTCAAAACATTCCAGCCGGCCTTCTTGAGGCGCTTCGATGCCTTGTTCCGCCATCCGGTCATCTCCTCATAGGTGAGTCCGGTCATCGGTCCTGCTAGATAGATCGTGGGGTTGAAACTCAAGCCTTGATCTCCGTTCCGTCCGGGAGGACGCACTTGCCGTTGTAGATCTGCACGATGTACTCAGTCCAGGAATGCTTGCCCACGTAGACAATAGCGAAGCCGTGCACCCAATCCGTAGGCGCCCCACCCACTGCGTAGAGGGGCTGTAGCTTGGATAGGCAGCCAGGGCTGAAAGCCTTGACCGGGGTGCCGTCCCAGGTGTCTCGGCCGCCCTCCATCTGCATGCGGTGCGTGTGGCCGTACACAATCGACCGAGACCGCGACCTGGCCAAGTGGATCTGGGCGGCGTTCTTGGCGAACGACCAGCCGTGTACGGCGACTAGCTCGTCCTTCACGATCTCCACATAGCCCATGCGGTCCCCCGTGGGGACAGAATAGGGGATCATCGTGAAGTTTTTCCGCCCTTTGGCAATCGTGCTAACGGGACTGAGTATTGAGTAGACCGAGAGGGCCGTCTGGCCTTGTCCGGCTGCCCAACGCTCCACCCGCTCTTCATGGTTTCCGAGTAGGTAGTACGAGTGGCGTTTCGTGTTCTTCTGTACCTTGTCCCAGAACGCATTGGTAGGGTCTACCTCCTGTTCCTTGAAGTCGTAGGCCAGGGACTCAGGGATGGTCCGCTTGCTGTGCTGAGAGAACATCCCGCAGTCCATGAGATCCCCTAGGTGCAGCGAGAAGTCCGGCTTGATGAAGGCGTGGGCCTTCATGGCGCAGGCCAGGGCTGCCTCGTCGTGCTCGGGTATGTGGGTATCGGGGAAGATGAACCACGTTACGCTACCGGGCTTGGCCACTTTTCACCTCTTGTAGTAGAGCTAGGAACTCTGTGAACTCGAACATGATAAGGGACTTGTGGGGGCCTGCTCCCTTGGGCTTCCAGACCACACAAGGTACCGTGCCCGGGAGCGAGTTAGCCCGCGACTGCGCCAACTCGGCTCGGCTTGGGGTGCCGACGGTGGCTTTGCACTCGATTGATAGAGGCACGTACCAACGTGCAACGTGAGAAAGAAGAATATCCACGCCAGCAGCACCCATCGAACGGCTCTCCACGTCTCCGTCTTTGAGTTCGTTAGGGAACGTAGCAAGTATCGCATCTCGTACAAAGTTCTGTAGCTCCCTACCCTTGGCTTTTGCGCTTGAAGTCTTCATCTAGGTCCCATCGTTACTCCCAGCCACACACCTAGGAACCCTCCTAGGGCTGCGGGGATGACGTACCAAGGCTTGCGCACGTACTGAATAGTGATGCAAGCCTGAAGAACGTGCATGACTGCCCCCACCGAGGCGGCCGGCAAAGCCTTGTGGGCGGCAGTCAGATCTACGCAAGTCGTCCACAGCAAGTCCAACGTGAACATGCCGGCGAAGATACCGAAAGCTGCTACTCCGGGTCGCAGGTGTGCCACGGCTGTTCCAACGGGTTCCTGATCTCGGTTGCATAGTCGTGATGGCACGTCGGATAGTGCGGAAGCTGAATGTAGTAGCTCGGTTCCTCGGGCGTTCCGCGTAGTACCTGGCCCACCGGAGCTACCACAACCGTGCCAACCGGCTGTTGACGATAGTCCGGCGTAACCCGCTCGACCACGGTTCGATGCAGCTCGCGCGGCATGAACCGTTCTACCCCTTCGGCTGCCTTCGGAATCCGGCGCTCGTCGTCCGTGAAGGACTGGGTGCCGTGCTGACGGTACCTGAAGAACGTGCCGGCCTTGGCCTCCTGACACTGGAAGAACGCTGCCACCAAAACGCCCACGAACAGTCCGTACGCAAGAACCTCTACGAAATAGCCTAGCTTACGCATTTGCTTTCTCCTGTAGGAAGTCGATTGCATCATAGATGGCCTTCTGTAGGCCACCCTTAACCGAGGGCACCACCACGTCTGCGATGCCCTTATCCACGATCTCCTGACCACCCAGTAGCCACAGTTCGGCTTCCTTCTTGGTGATCTTCTCCCACTCTTTAGCTGCCTTGCCAGTGTGGCGGGCCATTAGCTCACACCACTGCCACTCGTTGTACTCCACCAGCTTCATGCGAGCCTTGGCCTCGCTGGCGCTGAGGTCCACAGCGGAGTGGCGTCCCTCATGACTCATGAGCACGCAGTTCTCCGTAACTAGCCGCCGATCGCCTGCCGCCAGGAGGAGCACGCCCGCGCTACAAACCTCGCCCATGCCTACTGTGACAACGAGGTTCTTAGCGGTGCGGATCAGGTCGTAGAGCATAAACATGCCGGCTTCATCCCCGCCAGGCGTGTTGATGTAGAGCGTGATCGGGCCGGGCGTAAGGTCAAGATAGCGGAAGCCTGCCTTAGTCCAGCCGCGCCAGTCCCCGCCTTCCTCGTCGCCAGGGCTCTCGATCGGGATGCACATGTAGATCTCACGCTGCGCGACGTTGACCTTGCCCTCGTCGATCCAGTGCAGTATGTACTGCGGATCAGGCTGCGGGGTGTACATGTAGCTGCCTCCGATATTGAAGATGGCGTTCGGGTCCGGTGTATTGGACGGCATGAACGGGTCCGGCCAGCCCTTCGGCTGGATAGGGACAGTAGTCTCATACTGGTACGGTGTGGGTTGTCCAGTACCCATTAGTAGTCCTCCACGTTTGACACGCCGGCCCTCTTCACCAGGTGGACGCGGTTGGGAACCAGCGACTTGAGCGATTCCTCGTTCGAGACTAGCAGAGTTGTGCCGGTCGTGTACCGCTTGAGGAAGTCGGTCACTGCCTCCGCGTTGCGCCGGTCCAGGTTGGTGAACGGCTCGTCGCAGATGAGAAGATCGGGCCTGCCCTCGACTTGAGCCCCTGCAAGCTCGGCAAGGGCAAGCCCGATTGAGAAGTTCGTGATCTGCTGTTCCCCCCCGGACAACAAATCGAACTCCTCACCCCCGCTGTCGGAGACTGCGGTGACGTTGAAGTCATCCTTCGTCTCCCCTGATTTCAAAGTCTTGATCGTCGAGAAGGCTACGTGAAGCTGCGGGTTGCGCAGTTCATTCAGGTAGTGCTGGGTGCGCGCCTCCAGCCACGGGCAGATAGTTTCAAAAATGAACGTCCGCAGGCTGTTCTTGAACGCATCCTTCCACCACTTCAGGTGCTCCAGCTCCTCGTCGATCTTGGCCTTCTGGACCCTAGCGTCCGTCTCGTTCCCGAGGGCGGTCTGGTAGGCGTCGTTGTTGTCGTTCAAAAGCTGGGTGAAAGGGTTCACCGCAGCCTCCAAGGTACGGATGTACTCAGCGATCCCGGACGGGCTGGGCATGTGGGACAGGACGCTCTCCGTCTCCGCGATGCTGGACTGGATCTTGAGCCGCTTCTCCATGGTCTTCATGATCTCTTCACGCCGGTTGTCAAGGGACTGGAACCCTACACCCCAGCGGCTCCGCTCTTCGTCCCAGCTTACGCGGACAGCGTTGCAGTTCTCCAGGGCCTTCATCGCTTCCTGGACCTGCTGAGACAGGATGTTCTGCTCAACTTGAAGCTGCTCTATGCGCTCCGCCGGTAGAGGCTGCTTGCAGATAGGGCACTCGGTCTTGACCTCTCTCTGCTGGATGGCCAGGAGCGCAAGGTGCTTATCCCACTCCTGCTGTCGGCGGATCGCCTCGTCCAGCTTGTTAAGGATGGGCTTCTCCTTGCCGCGGTGATCGCGTAGTTGCTCCTCGCAGTTCTCTAGGCTCTCACTTAGCTCTTCCGGCTGGGGTAGCGCCGCAAGCCCATGCTCCAGTCTAACTAGCTCCATAGTCTTCACGCCTGTGTCCACCTGGGCCTTCTCCAGACTGGCCTGAGCCGCAACGATCTTGCTGTTCTGCTCAGCGTCCCAGTTCTGTTGCTTAGTCTGCACCTGGTCGAACTGTGCCTTGCTCGTTCGAACGGTAACTTCGGCCGTCGTCAGCCGTAGACCTAGGGTATCGGCCAGGCGTTGAACCTTCTTGGTCGCATCTTCGGCACCCGCGTACCATCCCTCCAGACTCTCCAGTGGTAGGATCTGCTCCAGCACTTCCTTCTGGGCGGCGCCTGTCAGTTCGGCGTACCCGTCTTTCCGGCCCTGTCCAAAGAACGCGGTCTGAAGGAACGTCTTGTAGTCCAGACCCAGGGCCTTGTCGATTAGCTCCTGAGTCTCCGACTCCTGCCGCCGCGTCAGGTCTTTGCCATTGACGTAGAAGAGCAGCTTGTTCGGGGCGCGGGAACGGTGAACAAGATAGTCCGTCTGGCCATCTTGGGACGTGAATCCAATCCTCCCAAAACAGTCCTGGAAACCAGTCTTCTTGTTGTTGATTACGGAGTCGCCCTTGCTCCCCCTCGGAGTCCGGCCGAACAGTGTCCATACGATCCCCTTCGACGTAAGGCTCGACTTACCAGAGCCGTTCTCGCCCTGCTCATCCTCTGAGTACCCTGTCACCAGGACCACGCCGCGCCCGGTTAAGTCCAGGACGGCAGACCCAATGGAGAACAGGTTCATCGCCTCAAACTTGCGGAACCTCATACCGTCCTTCCCTCAGACGCTCGCCGATCCTGCGCCGCACAGGCGCCACGTTGTAGCGACGATGGAATCTTTCGAGGAGTTCTGGGAGTCCGACTGCGAACTCTGCTTCCTCGTCTCCTTCTGAGATAGTCTTTGGCTCTCCAGGAAGTCCCTCAAACTCAACTGATAGCGCGCCCAAAGTACGCAGCTCTTGTCGAAGGGATTCTTGTGATACCCCTGCACCTGTGTTCCGAACACGAAGGAAGTTGCCGAACACGAAAGCCATAGTGGACAGTGATGCTCCCTGCACGGTCGTGCAGCCGCCGAAGTCGATCGTCTGGAACTGCGGCGCTTTCGACTCGATGCCGTAGACTTGCTTACCGTCGTAGTAAAGCCAGCCACGTTCCTCCCCCACGTCGCTCCAGTTTAGCTGCATGGGCGACCCGATGATGGTGATGCGTTCCCCTACCTGCCGGCGGTTGTGGTAGTGCCCGGTGAAGATATGACCGATGTGGTCCGGGATGCGGTCAGGGCGCAGGATCTCGTTGATGACGAAGCCCGAGCCCATGGGTACGTTAGCGACGCCCTGGTGCAGGAAGACGAAGCCGCCGTGTGGCACTCGATCCAGGAAGTCGTACAGCTTCTCCTCGTCCTCTGTGTAGCCTAGGAAGTTCCAGGTGGTTCCGTCGCTGAAGCGCTGGTGGGACTCCAGCGGAGTCACGCGCCCGAACTCCCGCAGGAAGTCCAGGGAATGAATGGCCCCCGCCCGGTCGGCTGTATCATGGTTCCCTCGGAGGAAGTGCATGGTCAGGCCGCCCGAGCGGAGGTTTGCCAGTGCCTCGTATGCCTTGCTTAGGACGCTCGTTGCGATCTGGCTGTGGGTGTGGAAGAAGTCCCCACAGAAGATCAGGTGTTGCGTGTTCGTTTGCTTACAGAAGTCACCAATCTGCCTCAAGACATCGACCTGTTGAAGGAGTCTTGAGTTATATCCATCAACTAGAGTACTGCCGTAGGGCCAGTTGTGTAGGTGGAGATCGCTGTATACTACGAACGGGGGCATCAGTCGTTCTTCCACATGAAGCAGACCGAAACTTCAAAGAGCCAGAGACGAATCCCAAACATTCGCATGTTGTAGTCAGCACGGGGTACCTCCTCATGCACTACGATTGCTGCAAACATTTCTCTCGGATCGACCATGAAGTCGAACGAAAGCTCGATCACCTACTTCCCCTTGCAAGCAATGGCGGCATTGGCAGTCATGACAGCCTCACGCACCTTGCGAATGGCCGCCGTCTGATCTGCCGACTCGGGGGTGAAGTCACGAATAGCCAACGCCAGAGACCTACCAGCCTTACGGATTATCTCATAGGCTTCGTTGTCCGGTAGTGTCTTTCCTGGTACCCCATCTGTCGGGGCATGGTACGTGAACCAGTTTGCAAGCTGCTCTTCCGTAATCACTTCGCCTTCCCCTTTCGGTGCCGGACTGCCGGCTCCAGGATGCTGATGGCTAGGTAGCCTTTTAGCTGGTTACCCTCGGGCTCAAAAGAAAAGTCGAGGATGGAGAACTCCGCCCCCGCAGGGATGCTGCTGCAATTCTCCACCAGCAACTCGATTATGTCATCCTTGTTGAACTCGATGTAGTGACTCTTAGTTTCTTTCATGGCTTCTCCTTCTTGTGCCAGACCGGCGGGCTGCCGTCGAAGAGGACGAGCATTTCCTTGAGGACTTCCCAATCCCCGGAGAAGCGCCAGCCCCGGTCGTCGATGTAGATCTCCGCGCCGATCTTGAGGTTCGTGATCTTCCTGATCCCCGGGAAGTTGTGCTTGCGGAGAAAAGTACGGATCTCAGTGACCCCCTGAGCCTCGCGCGCCCGAGTGGAGAATACCACAGGGGTCCAACCCTTACGGATAACAAATCGTACAAAGTCAGCAGCTCCGGGAACCGGGCCGTCAGAAGGCTTTCCGTCTGTCCACTTTTTGTCGTTGTAGAGGTGGAGCACGCCATCGAAGTCGATGGCGATAGTCTTATGCCCCGTCCTCTGACTCTCCGCTGTCGGTGTCCCCTGCATCTTCCTCGTCCTCGCCCGTGTTCTCTACGTTGTCCTGTCCGCCCCATGGCTTGACCAACCCCTTCAGACCAGCCTCGTTCCACCAGTGCTGGTATAGCTCACGGAAGTAGTCCGGTCCAGCCATCTTGAGGTCTTCCTTACTAACCCCAATGGCTACCCCGATCTCTTTGTACGCCTCCATGAGCGAGGTACCCTTGTCGAATCCGCTGGCATCCAGGAGGTCGATCTCAAACTTCGGCTGGGCGTTGACCCCCAGCTTCCATTTCTCAAAGCTGATAAGGACCCGAATGCCCTGGCGTGTCTGCTCCGTGCCCTTGCCCTTGAGAAGCTGGGATACCTGCTTCATCTCGATGCGCAGGGCCGAGGCAAACTTGATACCGTGGCCTCCTGCCGCCCCGCTCTTCTTGCCAAAGGCAGCGGTGATGTTGGTGGCTACGGCGTGGTTGATGTAGACCAGCGGGATGCGCTGCTTGGCCAGCTTGTACCAGACGCGGCGGATGCCGCGGCGGATGGTCTTGGCCTCGCCTCCCACGCGCATGTCCCCGACCATCTCCCCCTTTAGCTCCTGCTCCGGGAGACTGCTGGTAATGGAATCGGTCACGATCAGCACAGGGCGCTTCCAGCCCTTCGCGCTCAGTTCCTTCAGGATGGCTTCCTGCTGCCGGAAGATCCCCTCGATGGAGCCTACCTGGGTGAGGATGATCCCCGACTCCGGGTTCACTCCACGGGAGATAGCCAGCCCGTTGTCCCACGAACTCTCCGTGTCCTGCCAGAAGACGAGGCCACCCATCTGCTGCACACCGGCAGCCAGGGTCAGAGCCAGGCTCGACTTCCCGCACCCTTCGAACCCGTAGATCTCAATGACCCTACCTGCCGGAACACCAGGCCGCCCTAGGGCCAGGTCAAACTGGGCTATCCCGGGAGAGATCCCGTAGGGCACGTAGGAGTTGAGATGAATGTCGCCGGGGCGGAAAGCCGAGCCCGACTTCGAGTCCTTGAAGGACTTGGACAGGCCGTTGAGGATTTCGGATTCCATCTGCGCCTGAGCGGTAAGAGACATGCTACCTCACTTCCCAGATCTTCGGTTTGGTGTTCGGAACCGGCGGTGCCGAAGGAGGCGGGGCCGGTGAAACTGTTCCAGTCTTGTTCCCTGGGATGAAAGCTCTGTCAGGCTTGGGAAGGTTACGTCGCTTCCACAGCTTGCAGAAGTAGGATACGTCTACGTCAAGGGAGCGGGCAATGCTGCCGAGGGATTCCCCGGCAGCATGCCTTAGCTCCAGCGCCTTCCATTGGGCGGCTGTCAGTCGCGTCTTCGCCTTAGCCACGGGGCAGCGGAGGCGGCGAGCTAGGAAGGATCGGCGCCGTCGGCGTCGGTGTCACTAGCTGCTCGATCGGGATCACAGTCCCGGCTGGGTTGTTGACCTGCGTAATGACCTTGAACTCCGTTCCTGCCGGCGGCAGGATGGTCGGGAGTCCACCCGGGCGCTCCACCACCGTACCCTGCAACGGGTCCGGCGTACTCTGCGATGCTGCCACAGGGGCAGCCGCGGGAGCCGGCGCCGAGGCGGGCACGGGCGTGGGCACGGCGGGCGGGGCCACCGGGGTCGGCGCAGATTGGCTGGAACCGGCGCCTGCGAACGCGCGTTGCACGCCCGCGCCCCTGAGAGCGTCGATCAGTTCGCCCTCAGTCTTCGTCTGGATTGCCTTGTCTAGCTGAACCAGCTCCAGCTTGTTGATGTCAATGCTCTTGGAAGCCAGGATCGCCACAATACTAGTCTGATGTCTGGAAGGCATCGTGGTGTACTTGGTGTCGGTCTTCGTCGAGCCCTCTCGGGTGATCTCGAAATTGAAGCCCTTCTCCAAGTCCGTGACGTTCCCGTACTCCGTGTGCACGTCGTACTTGGTGATGATCTGCTTCACCTGAGTCGGCGTCTTGAGTACCGTGACGCCAGGGAACGCCTTGTTCTCCGGGTCAGCCAGGATGACTGCGTTGAACAGCCAATGGAACCGGCGGCCAAGAGCCTTGCTAAGCTCCTGGTCCTCGGCGCCTTGGGACTTGCGTAGCTCCTGTCCGTAGGCACAGATCGGGCAGGCGAAGCCGCCCTCGGTCACGGATGCCGGACACACGAAGTTACCCAGCTTGCCGTTCACATTGAAGATGTGCTCGACGATCTCTTCGTACCACTTTCCCCGCGGGGAGTACGCCGGCAGGATGCGCACAACCGTCACACCCTTCTTCAGGTTGTAGAACTTGCCGCTACGATCATTCGCAACGTCCTTCTGCACGAACTCGTTGTCGTTCTGGTAATACGTGAAACCCATTACTGCGGTTCTCCTGCATCGACCTGGGCCTTGGGAAGCACCACAAGTGTACCCTTGCCCTGCTCGTCTACGTTGATGTTGGCGACCTCGGTTACGGGGTCTAGTGTTCGGCCGACCTCGGCCAGTAGAAGACGGACAAGATCCGTCACGTCAAACTCCAAATGGAAAGCTACGGACTTAACAGCCATTGTGCGATCCTCCACCTATATTATAGCCTTTTTTCCGAGTCACTGCAAGTATCCTCCACAAGAGCCATCAAAGCCTTTTCCATTTCCTTGAGACGCCTGCGCGTTATCCTGAAGTACTCCCTGTCATAGGTGCACCCTTCAATCAACTCTTGCGCTTTAATGAGCCCTATGAAAAAGACCACTTCGTTCTTATTCATCGAGATCCCCTGCGTTATGCTCCTTCATCTGCTCACGGATGAATAGCTCCAGTGTCGACGCGGCCGTCGCCATGGAAATAGCGTCCTTGGCCGCCTTGTTGATCCATATCTTGAGGACGTTCTTCAACCCCTTGATGGCTTCCTTGGCCCCCGTCCAACGGGCTATAGGCTGCGCCGCGTCGTGGCAGTCCCACAGGTTGATGCCGCCACCCACCGGGTAGACCTGAAGGTATACCCTGTTGAGAAGGGAAGGGTTGTTCACCCCCACCAAGACGCTGTTAGCGATCTTCGTTAGCTCCAGTACTTGATCCCACCAGATCATCTGGACCATCTTGTCGCCTTCGTTGATCTCTAGGGCGTCGTCGGGCTTGGTAGGACTATCCTCGGTCTCCACGCTGGAACTCCGCTTTGATCTTGTAAGTGAGTGCAGTAAGGCAGTCACACTTGCGCAGAAGCGCCTTAAAGTAGTTGTCGATCTTCGCAAATTGTTCCTCGAACTGCCTGCGGTTGACGTTGGCTGCCTGGACCGCCGGGTCTGTCTCGGCCTGGGCCTTCAGCGCGTCCACCGTCGTCTTGCCGGCCTGCTGGAACCGCAGGAAGGCCGCCGCCCATTCTCTCTTAGCGGCGTCCTCACGGCGCGCGAGGGCGGCCTTCAGGTTCGCCTGGATCTCCCCGTAGCAGGCGATAAGCTGGCCCATACGGCATAGCTCACCCTCGATGTTGGACTCGTCGATCTGGAAGTCGCCTGCCACGTCCAGCGTCTTCGGGACGAACCGGTAGGCTAGCTGGCCAGTAGCCGGCTCGTACAGTTCCTCTAGGTAGAAGGTTACTTCGCTCACGGGACGAACGCATGGACGACGGCCGTCACGATAGCCCCAAACACTGCGGGGATGACCATCGCCGCGTTGTTTGAGATGGTGCCGCCTACCACGTCCGCGCACAAGGGCTGCGGGGTGACAGGGCAGCTATCCGGCGGCGGCACACAGGGATGGGTGTGCGCCTGCGAGTCACCCACCGTGTGGATGAACTGCTTGTTGCCGTCGATGGCCACCGTAGCGCAGCCTACGCCGAAGACAAACCAGATCCCGCACACCAGTGCGAGAGCGCTAAACCGTTTCCAGAAATCGTCTTTCACCACGTTCCCATGCCTCCCACTTGATCTTGTTGTTTTCTGCTTCTGCCCACGACTTGCCTATCCCGAAGTCGATGGGGAAGGTCGCCCCTCCAAGCTCAGGGATAGCTCGCTGAGCAATAGTCCGCATCGCTGGCACAAACCAGTCGATAAGTCCCGCGCGCACGGCGAAGGCGATACTGTCATGCACCGTATTGACCATCCGGGCGTGCTTGTATATGCCTGGAAACTCTCCGGCGAAATGGTCCAGGAGCATCCCGATCTGGATAATGGTACGTACTGTAATCCCGCCAGCAGGCGATTGTATTGACGCATTGATTGCGGCGCGTTCCGCGTGCTTTCGTCTTTGCTCGTCAGCGGCACTAAGGAGGGCACCAAAGTGGCGCTCGCGGCCAAACACGGTGCGCAGTACCCCGCCGTTAATTCGGACTTGGAGCGGTAGATCGGCAGTGTAGTGAGCAACACCGCGGAAACGCTCACGAAACCTACCCATAAACGATTGCACTTCGGACAGCGTAATGAGTTTTCGATTTCCATGGGCGTCCTCCCACTCCCCGGTCTTGGCGAGCCGGTAGCCCTCGGAGCCGTAGGCTAGGCCGAAATTGATCTTCTTGCCAAGCTGCCGGTTGAAGTCGGACACCTGGTCGGGGGCGATCTCTAGGACTGTCGCCGCCGTCTCGCGGTGGATGTTCGCGCCCTCCGCAAAGAGGCGCTGCATCTCCGTGTCCTCCGCGAGGATTCCGAGGATGCGTAGCTCGATCTGCGAGTAGTCCATGTAGACGTACCACTCGTCTTCGAGTTCGATGCCGAAGATGTCTCGTAGGTTCCACCGACCCTTGTCCCTGATCTTCGTGTCGAAGCGTGGCACCTGTTGCAATAGGGTGCACGACGTACGGCCAGTCTCAGTTCCGTGCAGTTTCCATTGGTACCGTAGGTTACCATCGTAGTCCAAGTCCTCGATCATTCGGTCCAGGTAGGTGGAGATCATCTTGCGGTTGTTGCGGTAGGTCATGACCTTGGCAGCGATGGGCGTCTTCTGGTCTAGCTCGGCTAGCCGCTCTTTCGAGACGTTGTAGCCGTTGGCCGCGAACTCGTCCAGCACTTCCTTCGTGAAGCCCTCCCGCTTGAGGGCGTCGCGCACGTTCTCGTTGGAGGACGGGTTGAAGTCCGGCGTGGTGAGCCCGCGTAGCTCCACCAACAGGGTCTCCTGATCCTCTTCGTAGTTGCCTTTGACCGCATGGAGTCGGTCCTTGTAGATATAGCCCCCGCCGATCTCGGCCTTGACAAAGTACCGGATCGCCGGCTCCGTCTCCTCGTGGTACAGCTTCCAGAGGTGCGGCTTCTCCTGGAGGCGGTCGCGGTATAGCTGCCACAGGCGCCACGCGCACTCGGAGTCGGTGGCCCCATACTGCCACAGAATGTCGTCCGGCACCCGGTCGTACGTCTCCTTTAGCTTGTCGCCCTTGCCGGTGATCTCCCGCACCGGGTCCGCGTACGGCCCGACGTGGAACTCAATGTCGGCCAGGGACTTCAGGTCGTGGGGGTACGCTTCGTCCAGGACATGGTGCATGAGCATGGTGTCCCAGAGGAACCCCTTGAGGCCCATGTGCCCCCAGCCATACAACACGCATGCGTCGAACTTGAGGTTGTGGGCGATCTTGGCAATGTCCGGGCTCTCAAACACCGGCTTGAACTTGCTGAAGATGCGGTGCCCCTCACTGGCCTCCATCATGCGGGCCAGAGTGTTCATCTCGTCATAGGTCTTCCCGATGCTGCCCCAGTAGCTCTTGATGAGGCGCATCTTCTTTAGCTCGTCGCGCGCCGGCCCGTGCAGGCTGGCCTTCTTCTGCTTCCAGTCCTCGTACAGCTCCGGGTCCTGGTGGTTGATGGGGACGATCCAGTTGGTGTCCGCAGTCTCACCCCAGGAGAAGGACAGGTTCAGGATCGGTTCCTTGGTCCAGGGGAACCCGCAAGTCTCCGTGTCGAACGCGAAGATAGGCAACCGCTCAAGGAGCCCAACCAGCTTGTCAACGTCAGCCTCGGTTTCGACGAGCGTATACGGGGTCTTCCGGTACGGCTCGAATGCCCCTATCCCAAGGATCTGCGTCATGGCCAAGCGGTAATCGTCATGGCAGCGCCGCTGGTAGTGCGGGTTCTGCGCGTAGAGGAACTGTGACGGGTCCAGGCTCGGGACGACCTTGACCGGATGCCCGCTGGGCAGCTTACGCTCGAAGACCTGCCCCCGGATGGACGTGATGCCGCCCTCCTGGTGGAGGTTGAAGACCCGCAGGGGGATGGCTCCCAGGAGCATGACCACCTTCGGCTTGGCCCGCTCTAGCTCGTCGTTCAGGTAGGCCGCCTGACAGGTGCCGATCTCCGCGAGAGCAGGCTTGCGCCCCTTGGGCGGCTTGCACTTCACGGCATAGGTAACGAACGTCTTGTCCGGGTCGAACTTACTGTTCCAGAGGAAGTCCAGGAGCACGTCGCCGACCTGCCCTGCAAAGGGGTAGCCGGCGCGGTCGTCCTCATGGCCCGGGTTGGACGCGACGATGGCAATGTCGTAGGTCCGCTGATAGCAGTCACCGCGGCAGAAGGGCTTCTCAGTCTTGCGGCTGGTGATGATGCACTGGAGGGAGTGCCCCTTGATCTCGACCTGCCGCGGTCCCTGCGGCGGGGAGAAGGTGCCTAGCTTGCACTTGGGGGCGCCCCCGTCATCAACCCTGCACGTTACGCACTCGTTCACTGGGCTCCTCCTTGAGCGGTATCCCCCAGGCTTTGATGAACTCGATCACTTCGCTGGGGGTCATACCTTTGAACACGGTCATTGGCAGCAGGAGAGTTGAGATGGCCTTCGGGCAGTTTAGTGGGTCAACCTTCATCCGATCCCCCCGTAGAAACCATCGACTGTACGTTCATTGAGCCTGGCAACGCGCTGAAAACGCTCATTAAGTACTGGACGTGGAACGGGATACGTTCTCCACAGCCCTGGTTGACATCGTTCCAACCGTTGATGACCTTACCCCCACACCTAGGGCGCGGGGTAATCCAGTTGCACCCGCACCGCGGGCAGTGGAAGAAGTAGGCTTGGCTGTCGGGCGGTATCCTTTCAAGCTGCCACCCGCCCCAATCGAGCGTGCTCATGTACTATTATAGCCTTTTCCTTGAGGAATTGCAAATCATGGTTGTCGGGCTGTCCGGTCAAGCGCAAATACGCGGCAGCGACGCCTTGGTTCCTGAGGGCCAGTACAGCCTTTTCGGCATTGACCCCCGCCCCCTCATCCCACAAGATCGCTACGCTGCGTACCTTGGATTGGCTGATCTTGCGGGCCTGCGTCTCGGACAGATACGAGCCGAAGTTCGTGGTACAGTGCAACTCGTTCCGCAACCATATAGCATTGAAGGTGTTCTCGACCAGGACGAGCGTAGGCCAATGCTTACACTCGTCCCAGCCGAAGAGATAGTGCGTCGTGGAAACCCCTGGGGCGTATAGGTAACGCCGGGGGTGTTCGACTCCGGGCTTCAAGCGGCCAACCCAATTGACCAGCTTGCCATCTTCCTTGATGGGCACGTATATGCGCTCGGCGTCGCTTTGGAGATCGAACCTTTCTACGTCCTTTAGCGCCAGACCGCGCCCCAGCAGCCAACTGAGAGCCTGCTGGTCCCATGTCAAGAGTTCGCCGTCATCGCTTCTAACCAGGATGGGTTTATGAGGCTCGGGCAGGATGACCCTATGACTGGACGTTGAGGTAGGTTGCGCTTTTGTATAAGAGAACTGGTCGGGTTCTACGCCACAGACCTCCACAAGAGCTGCCACCGTAGGTTTCCAGTGGCATGAGGCATGATGGCAGAACCCCACACCCTTACGAAGGTTGAAAAAGAAACTAGGATGGTCGCACCTGGGACAGGGGAAAGTCATCTCCTGTCCCAGGCTTGCTGAATGAGCATCGAAATGCTTCTCCAGCCACGACCTGAGCACGTCGGAAGAAAACGCGCTCATGCTTCTCATACTACTGGTGCCCTCGCTTTGCTCGGTCACAGTACTCTATCCTACTGAAACCGAGTTTCTACTCCGGTAGAACATCCAGGGGTTTGTTCCTCTCGGAACCCCTTGGGGAGCCCGTACCGGCCACCGCCGTAAGGCGGTTTAGCTACCGACAGTCCTTTCTTGGACATCCCGCGCTTTCTATTATGAGGTGCCGCGAGTCCCCCCTGCGGGGTAAAGCTACACACCTTTCCTCAACGCAATACTCCAGCTCTCCCAGAAACCGTTGAGTCCTATGAACAGCCAAGTATCGTACCACTTCACCCGTGAGCCAGTCCCTCCAAAGCGGCAAGAGTGCATACCACACTCAACCAGCCAGCCCTTCAGGTCGTCAGACTTGATACATTCCATGGACCTTCTGCCCGCGCTTCGCCTTGTTGGTCGGCGCGATCGAGTCGTTGTCCTCGTCCCCCTCGTTTCCACCGGTGTTAGTCTTGGGTATCTGAGGTAGCTCCTCATCCAAGATGGTCATCTTGCTGAGGTCAGCCTTCACGGAAACCGGCCGCTCATCCATGTGGGCGTGCCGCTGCTTCATGTTGAAGAACTGGTACGACACGTACTTCGTCTTCTCTAGCTCCTGGCGCTTCTCCCGGTGCATGCCCACGAAACAGGCCGCCTCCTGCATGGGGCCGATGGACCCCTGTACGTGAGACGGTACCAGATCTTCTGCGCTGAGACCACCGCGGTTCGTCTGGGCGGCAGTCCAGAGGACCACGTTGTGCCGCTTGGCGAAGTAGGTCAAGTCCTGGGCGATGGCAGTCTGGTAGGTCCAGGTGGCGTCGGGGTTGTGCCCTTTCTCATTGGGGCTCATACGGCCCATGTGGTCCACGATCACCACGTCAGGCTTCCAGCCGTGGGCCGCCGTATAGGCTTCCATGACCCCTTCGATGTAGTCCGTGTTCCGGCCGTGCTTCACATAGGCGAGGACGATCCGGTGCTGGACCCCGCTGATCCAGCGGCGGGCTAGCTCGGGGCCGCGCGCGTAGATGGCGTCCTCCGTGATCTCCTTCATACCGATGCCCTTGTCGGCCAGCCGGGCCAGTAGGCGCTCGGTAACTTCGTCGATCGTCAGCTCGTTCGTGAAGAACATGACGTTGAGGTCTTCGACAGACGCGACATGGTGGGCGATGACCCCCAGGCTCACCGACTTCCCGTGCCCCGTGGGGGCCATGATGATACCCAGGTTCCGGCGCTTGATCCCCCCCTCGGTCCACTTGTCTATGGGCCAGATCCCAGATTGAACTTTGCGGTTGGGGTTCATAATGTCCACCTTGCCCTGTAGCTCTACCACGCTCTCCTCCAGGGTCATGATCTCCGCGTCCTCGGCCTGCTTGAAGTGGCGGGTCAGCTTACCCATCTGCTGTAGTAGCTCATAACCGTCTCCACGCGCTTTCTGGACTAGAAAATCCTGTGACCCTACCCAGGAGTCCAACCCCCGGCAGATCGCCACGCCCTTGGCCTTGTAGAGCGTCTGGACGACCTCAGAGAGGCTAGGATTGGCTGCCCCTAGCCCTTCCAGAGTCGCCTTATACCTGGCTTGGTAGGCGGCCGGGTCCAAGTCCTGGAACCGCTCATGGAGGGCAGGGTAGGACGGTGGCGTCCCGTGCTGCTTGGTGAAGGCGAAGATCTCCCGTAGGATCGGGACGTATTCCGCATTGTTCAACCACTCGGGCTGGAAAAATCCCATGTAGTTTTTTGCGTCCACCGGCCTAGAGGAAAGGGCGTATAGGAATACGTCTTCTCGAAACTCCATACTTCCGCCTACTCCTTCCACACAACATTCCCATCGGATCACCCCAATGGAAGGGCTCGTTAGTCCAGCCTATTGGTAGCCCCGTGTATAGTACCGTCAGGGCGCACTCGATCATCCACAGCTTTAGAGACGGACCAGCCTGCTGTGCATCCACGCAAACGCCAGCACGTCGAACGGGATCGTCTTCTTGCATCCGTTGCACTCCACGGCCTGCCCCTCGGGGACAGACCAGAGCATCACCTTGTCCGGGAACTCGTGGCTCATGCACAAGTACCCGCCGCAGGCGTGGCGGAAGACACTATTTCGACCCAACCGCTTCTCGGTGAAGGTCGAGATACGAAGGTCCGAGGAGTCGAAGTCCCCTTTCTTGATCTCCGTGTGCTCGCACCACTTCTCCCGGATGACCTTGTGGGCATCGTAGACGTGCTCAAGGCGCTGGGCGATGGGGACAGTGCCCCAATCAATGCTCATAGCTTCTCCGTTAGGTGTTTGAAGTAGGACATACGCATGATGTCACCTGTGATGATGGCGTGGCAATTCTTGCACTCAGCCGCCTCAGTGATCTTCTCAAACTCGGGGCAGTCTGGCAAGGTCAGCCGTACGACTCCCAGGATGTTGGCGGGCTCCGGTGGTTGTAGTGACTGCGATGCCGCCACGCCGTTCAGGCCGCCTCCTAGCTGTTGCAGCGCATTGCCAGCGCTCACAGCGGCCGGCGAGATGCCCATAGGCGGAGAGAACATTCCGCCGCCATTTGGCGACATGCCCGGCGGCGTCCCGCCAGTTGACCCCCCAGTTGATGTTATCGTCACTGTGCCGCCCGCAGGAAACGGAGGAGTAGGAGGCGTTGGGTAGATCTGTCCAATCTGCTGCTGGTTGAACCAAGCTGCCCTAGGGTCTTGGCAGCCGTGTGTGACCTTGATGACGATTTCCCCTGTCAGGTAGCGTTCAAGCACTTCGAACTTCAGGTCGAACGGGTCGTGCGGCTCGACCGGTGGAGGCTTGACCATGTGCATGACCAGGGGCTTAGCCATCATCCGCTGTAGTCTTGCTATCTTGGACCGCATCTCTTCAGCGTTCTTCTTAGCCTCCTCCTCGTCCATCTTGTCTTCGATGGCCTTCCGAAAGCGGTTCATGTAGTCTTCGATCTCATCTTGCGACGCCATCAGTACCACTCCCCTGTCTTGGTCTGCGTGAAGACCTGGAACCCCTCTTCCCGGCACACGCGCATGCGCTCCTCGGAGTGCTGCCGCAGCGTAGCGGAGGACTCGTCCATGAAGTCCACGATCGTCACGCTGTTCTTCTGCTCAGCCCGCCGCAGCCCGCGGCCGATCCGCTGGAGCATCTTGATCTGCGACCTGCCGGCCCCAGCCAGGATGATAGACCGTAGCTCGGGAATGTCCACCCCCTCGTCAAAGATGGTGGTGGCGATTATGACCCCGACCTCACCGCGGCGAGCCTGCTGGATAACGGCCCGGCGGTCAGCGGACTCGATCCCGCCGTGGAGGAACACGGCCCCAGGAATGCGGCGCTGGAGCAGCTTCCCATGGTCTACCCGCGAAACCAGGACTAGGCAGGGCTGGCCGACAGTCTTGGCGTAGTGGGCCACCTGATCGTGCCTAGCTGCGTTGTTGACGATCTCGTTGTCGTACTTGTCGATCCAGGTCGGCTTGTCGAACTCCGTAGCCCCGCTAGACCGATTAGGTATCCCCGACCCGTGGGCGGTTACGAAGTACACCTTGGGCGGGGTCAGCCAATTCTGCTCGATTAGCTCGGCAGACCGGACTGTATGCAGCACCGACCCGGTGGCCCCTTCCAGAAGCCAGTTGGAGTACTGGTCCCGCATGCCAGGGGTGGCGGTCAGGCCCCATCGCATGTAGGCGTGCTTGAAGGAGTCAGCCACCGCGACGAACATGTTGGCCTTGTCGAACTTGGCGGCCAGCAAGTGCGCTTCATCGAAGAAGATTTGTTCCGTCAGCGCGAGAGGACCCAGATTCAGGTTGTTCGGATCGCTCCCAACACGCTTCTTGATGGTTTGGACGGTGGCAACGGTCACCCCATTCGGCCGCGGGTCGTACTCGCCATCGCCGACGATCCCGGTGTCGATCCCATACTTACGGAAGCGCTCGGCCGTCTGGTGGAGAAGGTCGCGTCGGTGCACCAGGAACACGGTTGGCACTTGGGCCATCTGAATCATGGCCGCTGCCGTCTCCGTCTTACCCGCCCCGGTCGCGTGGTAGAGGATGCCTCGCGGCCACCACACATTGCCATAGACCTGATTGGTGAATGCCACCTTCAGGCCCTCAAACTGGTAGTCCCGTAGCTGGACCGATGTGGTCGGGTGCGAGCGGAAAGTCCGCATGGTCCGCTCGTCCACTAGGGCAGGGCGGACGAACTTGTCCTGTAGATTCTTGACGATCAGCGGCAGGAGCCCGGTTGCAAACCAGGCACTCGTATGCCAGTGGACGATCGGAGCCCGCCAGCGGTCGAACCACTGCCGAACCTCGTCGTTGGAGTAGGGGCTTGTCTTCCAGGCGAGCGCGTCCCCATCCTTCATCTCGCCCATGACGGCCCGAATGCGGTTGTGCAGTGGCCTTCGCGGGTAGACCTCCATGCCGTCTACCGTCGTCTTGTCCTCGTACATGGACTTCAGGCTGTTGCGTACGTGGGGGAAGTAGTTGAAGCCAGGGATGAACGGGCGCAGATCTTCATCCACCGCCTTCAGGGCTTCGATCTCCCCGCGGTCGAACTGCTCAGCGAAGGCGTCCACATTGTTGAACCGGATTTTCACGATATGTCGTCCCCAGCCCGTAGTGTCTCGACCTCGGCTACTAGACTACCAAATGGAGCAGAGCCTACGGTCATAGCCACAAACTGAAATCTAAACAGCATGTCCCGAAGCCAAAAGACCATGTTTAGCTGCTCACCCAGCAGTAGCTTCAGCTTGCGGTTCTCGTCCATCAGCTCTTCTCTGGTGCTCATGTTACCCCTTTACGCACACCACCGCTCGGAGGGTGTGCACGATCTCGACCAGATCTTCCTGCGCCTTCATCACCGCGTCAATGTCCTTGTAGGCAGCGGGTGCCTCGTCGATCAGGTCCGCGGTCTTCCGGCATTCGACTCCCTTGACGGACTCTTGGAACTCTTCAAGCGTGATCCCCCGCTTTGCTGCACCGCGGGACATTACCCGACCAGCGCCGTGGGAGCAAGACTCGAAGCTCTCCGGGTTTCCCTTCCCCATCACGATGTAGCTCTTGGTGCCCATGGAACCCGGGATGATACCCATCTCCCCGAGGCCCGCGCGCACCGCGCCCTTCCGGGTCACCATTACGTTCTCGCCATAGTGGGGCTCGATGACTGCGTAGTTGTGGTGGCAGTTGACAGCCTCCTCGTCCATCGTGATCGGAATCCCCAGGGCGTTCGATACCGCCAGGACAGCGTGGCTCAGCATTAGCTGGCGGCTTACCTCAGCGAACTTCTGTGCCCAAAAGACCCCATCCCAATAGTCGATGAAACTCTGCTGCCCTTCCACCAGATAGGCCAGATCCTTGTCCTCCAGCTTTAGTCCCAGCTTGTCCATCTCCTCCTGGGCAGCCTCTATGAAGTAGGTGCCGATTCGGTTACCCGGCCCACGCGAACCTGAGTGGAGCATGACCCAGACCGCATCAGTTTCGTCCAGGCAGACTTCGACAAAGTGGTTTCCCCCACCCAAGGTCCCCAGGTGTGCGAGAGCCCGGTCGTGGAGCACGCCAGGATGACGGAGACAGAGAGAGTCATAGTCGGCGGCAAGCTGGATGTTCCAGGCTTTCTTGATCCACTTCGCCGGGTCCGTCCACGCGCCCTTGTCGATGCCTTTCGTTTTGCCATGGGGGATTACCTCTTCGATGTACGCTCGGACGAGCGCAAGATTGTCCGGTAGCTGAGAAGCAGTAAGATTAGTGCGAGCCGCAACCATTCCACACCCAATATCAACCCCCACGGCAGCAGGGATAATCGCACCCTTTGTGACCACGACAGACCCAACGGTGGCTCCTTTGCCATAATGCACGTCGGGCATCACGGCCAAGTGGTGGTAGATGAACGGCATCTGCGATGTGCGAACAAGCTGTTCCTTCGCCATCTGTTCAATGGGCACGCCCTCGGTCCAGGCGTAGATCGGTGCTCCGTCCTGCTGGAATCGCTCGTAGCTCACGACTTCACCCTTCGATCTTCGACTTTACGGCGGTCGCAAATTTTTACCCAATCCTTGTAGCGGGGGAAGTTGACCGCGGAGTATTGGTGATGGTCACTGTACCGTTCTCTGGCCCGGCTTGGCATCTGCGTCTTCCGACGGTCAGTCCCGCTTCGGTGTTCTTCCTTCCGTTCGTCATCAATGAACTCACGCTTGCCGTCCACTATGACTACTACTTTCTTCATCAGAATGCCCCCGGCTCTGCAAGAGCCGCTTTGACCCAGGAACCGTGCTTTGCCGCCAGTCCCAGGCGTTGTAGTCGTCCGCCGCGCTCCCACCAGTGGGAAAGCACCGTCCGCCCGTCGAAGGTAGCAAGAGGTTCGCCCTCCCGCAAGGCCCTTGTGATGCCCGGCACGTCAATTGTTCCGGCGGTCGTTTCGACCTCGATGCCGACGGCCGCCGCCGCCTCTCTTATATGGGGCGCGGACGCCCCCCAGGGGGTGGCGAAAACGGTCGGCGTGTAATTGAAGGTATGCTCGAACCACTCAATGCACTTTTTAAGCTCGTACTCGATCACGTCCTTCCGCTTCTTGGCGTAGTCAACGTGCTCGTACCCGTGGATCTGCGGGTAGAGGACGCCTTCCTTCACCTGTTCCTTCAGGAACTCAATGGTCGCGGGGAACTCTTTGATCTCCGTGACGAGAATCATGGGCACATGCTCGATGGTTTCGGGTGCCTCAGCCAGCCACTTGACAATGGCGCGGAAACGCCCATCGCCTCCCTCGGGGAAGTCCTTACTGTGCACCATAATGTCGTCGCTACGAACTCGGATCACGCTATCCTCGGTGACAGGTTGCAGCCAAGGCTTGGACTATCAATACCAGCCCTATGAACCCCACCATTCGCACGCACGCTTCGGGCCACTTCATGGTCATTCCCTTCATGTCTACTCCAGATAGCGGATGTTGGCCTTCATGTGGATCACGTCGGTGAGCGTCTGGTACAGCGTCTCAAGCTGCCCAGCCTTGAACGGCCCGATCACGTCGTCATCCACCACGATGAAGCACAGCCCGCGCTCGGCGTTGTGGTAGACCTTCACCGTGCAATTCTTGTACTGATTGAACGTCTCAGCGCAGCGCCGGAACCCCTTAGGGATTAGTACCTGTGCCATCTTCTTGGATGCCTCCGCGTGTCTTCACAGCCCACGCCTTGTAGTCCTCGAACTTCCAGTTTGCCAGGAATGTGTTCGCGGCAAGCTGCCCAGAGTGGTAGAGCCAGTCCTTCTTCAGGCTGGTGATGCCAAAGTCGATGGTCCCAACCGCCCCCGTGGGGATCTTGATCGTTCGGTAGAGGAAGTCACCAGGTCGAATGAACTGCTTGTCGTGAGACCGAAGCATCGTGTTGAGGAGCGCTTGGAAGAACTCGACCGGCCCCCCGATGGTCTGCTCCTGCGCGATCTCCGCGGAGTCCTCCAGCAGCAGCCCGAAGGTCGGATGGTCCGGCACACCCTCAGCATCGAAGATCCACAGCGGGAAGTTACTAAGCGTCCCTCCGTCTACGATGTAGTTACCGCCGTACTGGACAGGGCGGAAGAAATACGGGATTGACATGGACATTCGTATGGCCAGAGCCACTTCCAGTTGATCTGGGGCGGTGGTAGGGCCGGCGTCATCCGGCATGACCCGTAGAGACTGTTTCGTAAGATCGGATACCGTGACCTTGAGAGGCCAACGATACCGGAGATCGGACTGTCCGGCGATAGCAATATCTCCAAAAGTGCGGACTCCCTTCTGTGCGAGCAGGCCGCGAATCCACTCATAGAATACGTCACCCTTGTAGTAGCCGTAGTTTTTCCAGAAGTCGTAGACTCGGCTGATCTGCCAGCTTCGCCCATCCAAGAACTGGTGGTAGTCTAGCTCAGCCAGGAGGCTTTTCATCTCAGCCGGGGTGTATCCGGCGGCGCGCAGCGCCGCCACAATGGACCCTGCCGAGGCTCCAGCTAGATGGCTAGGCTCAAAGCCCTTGGCCTCAATGGCTGCCAGAGCGCCTACGTGCGCGGTGCCCTTGACTCCACCGCCTTCGAGTACAGCGTCGTACTTCACACGGCCACCTCTTTGATAGCTTCCCAACGTAGCGCTCGCCGGAACTCACCCACGAAGCCGTTAGCAAAAGCTGTTGCGTGATCCATGTCCTTTGCTTGGATGATAAAGGTTACAGCGAAAGGCGGGTCGGGCTGCGGCTCCTTAGTCGAAGTATCCAGCGTGGATGGCGTTACAGGTGTGGCCGGCGTTTGCGTAGGCGAGAAAAGCTCTCGGGCGGATGCCCAGCCATCCTCGTTCAGGATATACTGGCTGACTTTGAAGCCGCGCTCAACCACTTTCACAGGGGCTTTGGTTGCGAAGCCACGGATAACCAAATCTGTGCAAGCGGTGGCAGCAGTTTGTTGGTCAGGTTCATCCAGCTTTCGGCTACGCTCTTTCCATCCCATAGCTCGGCGAAGCCGCTTGGAAGTCAATACCCCGTTGTTGATCGCAAAGGCAATTAGTACCTGCCGGAATTGGCTAAGGTCTTTGATCTTTGCGTACTCAGTTTGTGAGAAGACCATCTCTAGTTTGTTAACCTTGGACATTGCTTTGCTCCTCTGTTACCTTAAAGGCTTCCTCGTACAGCTTCTCAACCTCGATCACCTGATGGGTACCATCCTTGTCCTTTAAGGTGACAAATCCTGGGGGCGACTCCGGGACTAGCTCGGACTTGTAGTCCTCTAGCACGCGCCGCTGGTCGGACACGGAGTAGCCGGGGAATCGGGGGAGAGCATGGAATGTCTCAACCTTGATCCCAAGTAGCTCCAGAAGAGGAAGGGCTTCCTCCATGGGAACCTGCCCCTTAGCCACCTTCTGCAAGTACTCGATGATTTCACGTTGATCCATCACGCTCTCCCCCTATGATTATAGCCTTTTTCTCAGATCGCTGCAAGATCCTTGGACTCAGCCTGCTCGGCCGCCTTGAGGATCTTCTCAAGATCCTCCGCGGTAAGCTGCCGGGCGGACGCTGCCGCTACGGCTAGCTCCAGTGCTCGCTCTTGGAACCGGGCCAGTACAGCGAAGCCGCGCAGGAGCGCAGCCGCGACTGCTAGCCCATCGGCCCCGCCTTCGTCACCAGCCTTGAGCCGCGTGCTCAAGAACTGCTTGTAGTTATCCGACTCCTCATGCAGGTAGTCGGACGCCCTCTTGGGCTGCTCAACCTGCTCTGCTTCGCTCATTGCACGTCCCCGTTTTCCTTGATCTTGGTGTCCTCGTACCCCGCCGCCACTCGGCGGTAGAACTCGAAGGCTACGCAGATCAAAGTCCCCATGATGTAGCAAATTGTCGCGTACTTGGGTCGCCTCTTGAACCAGGCGCGCAAGATTCGCGTGAAGATGTAGTTAACGTCACCGGGCTCCCAATTGAGGTGGCTAAGGGTGAGCGTCAGCTTGTCGATTAGCTCGTCGTACTGTTCTCGGACGCACTGTTGGACGTAGGGCATGCCGCTGCTGTTGCCTCCTGTAGGCTGGTGAGTCTGTTGGTGAGCGCAGCTAGGTCTTCCTCGCGCTGGCCCAGCCGGGCAATCTCGGAGATAGCGCGCTTCCGGGCACGCTCTACGAATACCTCTTGGGATTCGTCTTGCATCTTGTACTCTTTGAAGTAAGAGTCAACCCCGCCCGCTGCATTGAGCACCTTGCCAAGGATCACGAACGTATGTCCAGCGATGGTTGCTTCCAGAGTGAACGTGCGGCTACTCATTGGGCTTCCTCTTTTCGTCCTCTTCGGCGTGTTTCATCCACCATTCCCACAGGTCGTCACTGATCGGGGCTCCTCTCCAAGCCTGATAGCTCTCGCAGAGTAGCGCGGTCAGCACGTCGATCTTGACCCACAGGGCCTTCTTCTCAACGCCGTCCCGCTCTTCCTCAGGGTAGTAGTCGTGGCAGGGCATTACAGGTACGTGCCTCCATGACCGTTGGTATCCGCCTTCTTGTCCCCGCCCTTTACCAGCCCAGACTTCTGGAAGTAGGGCAGGTGCTTGGCGAACACGTCCGGGGTCATATCCAGGCGGTAGAACTTCTCGTTCGGCTCAGTCGGTCGGGCATGCCTTTCGTGCTCGTGCTCGTCGTGGGGTGGGTGTGCCATCTGAATCAGCCACATGCGGAACAGCATCCACAGAGGCGGCCCAGAGATACCCCAGACTCCAAGGGCAGTAACCAGGAGCAGGAAATTAGTTAGGGACATGCGATGCCTCCGCGAACACGTCATGTGTCAGCAGCTCTCGAAGGTTAGGGCACTTTTCCGCCAGTACCTCTAGGGCCTCTTGCTCGGTCATTCGCATCCACTCCCGCGAGCGGCCAGCGCCGCCGTCTTTCTTAGGGGGAAGTATGCCCATCGTCTCGATCTCCGACCGTACGATGTCGTAGGACCGAATCTGTTGCCGCTGGTTCGGATCGTACAGGTGCCATAGGTAGCGGCGGGCGACCACGGCTGCCTGTAGCGGGGTCAGGTACTTCTCAACGGCAGCCTTCAGCGTCTCGGCTCCCATCTTGTGGGCGACCTCATCTTCCACGCTCATGCCTTCGTCGGGGTACACGTCAGCCAAGGTTCTCTCCCCATCAGCGCCGTCGCTCTCGACCAGCACGTCCAACGGGATTGTATTACCGTACAGCAGTTTTTGCAAGTCCGCCACCTCGGCTTCCGTTATGGTCTGTAGTTTTCCTTCTACGCGACCCCGGCGCTTGGCCAGGATGCGGTTGCAAATTAGCGTCAGGGCCTCGGTGTCGTACTTGTTGCCTTCCATCAGGTTCGTGGCTTTGAGTACCACCAGGATCTTGCGCAGCTTCCCCTTGGGAATCCGCACAGTACGGCTCTTTTCCATGATCCATTGCTTGACGATTAGCTCGCAGCACCAGTGAGCATAGGTGTCGAACTTAACCCGCTTGCCGTTGACACGCCGGCTCGGGTCGTAGAGACGGGCTGCCACTACTAGGGCGCGGTTGGACTCTTGGATCATATCGGCCTTGTCCACGCCGAACACCCCGCTATAGCGGTTGGCTACTTCGTGGGCCATCTTGAGGCAGGAGCAGATTAGCTTGTCCTCGATAGCGCGTCCAGCCTCAATCAGCCGGGTGATTTCCTTGCGCTTCTTATCGCGCGTCGGATGCGGTTTGCCTATATCCGCGCCTAGGCTGGTGATCGCTAGCCAGGTGTTGAATGCCTCGATGTAGACGTTCATGCTGAACCCGGCGTCCTTAACCAGCTTCGCGCCGTCGCCTTTGTGCCCTCCGACGAGCTTGTGCATGGCCACGTCAATACGGGTAGCGATCTCCGCGTTGCGTCCCATGCTGCCGGAGTTGAAGTCTTCGCCCAGCTTAGCCGTGGACTTCTGGCGAGCCTTGTGCGTCATCCAGATAGTGTGAAAGGCGTGGTCGATGCCAGGGCAGCCTATGATGGCCAGCCGCACGTCGTTGCGGTTCTTGGCTAGGGCTCGGTACAGGTTAGTCTCTTCCTTCGGAGTCAGGTCAAGCTGGTGCTTGGCCACGTCATCGTAGTAGGTTTGAACAATGCTGATTTGGCTGGGAAGGTGTGCAGGCTTGGTGTTGAATTGCCTACCTAGAGTTTTCATCCCGCCCCCTGTGTTTCGGCTTCCGTGAGTACGCCTTAGCGCTGCGGTGCCTACCGCCGCGCCCTATTGACTCAATGCGCTCGGGTGAGAGCCTAACCTTCGTAGCGGTCTTCAGCTTCCGCCCGGAGTGCGTCCGGGTGCACGTAGAACTCGTACAGTTTTTCGTGCAGGGCATTGATTACCTCGGCCGACTCGCTCGGTCCCACCCCGATCTCATTAGCTACGCGCTCCAGGAGCGCTTCCTCTTCCTCACCCACAACGTCCATCATACCGATGATCGCGTTGATCTCTTCTTGGGTGAGGCTGACCTCGAACTCGTCCATGACGTGGACCTCCTACCATATTATAGCCTTTTTTGCAGGAGTCCGCAAGTCATTTACTCTTCCTGTTGGCCTCTTCCCGCTTGAAGTGGTACCGCAGAATGTCCCACAGCACCCTGTCAGTGTATGCGGCCTCGGCAATCTCGTCCAGCTTGTTAAGCTGCTGCGCTGCTTCGGACGCTGCGCTTTCAGTCTCAAAGCCGGTAACCATCTCGCCGTGCTTGTAGACCAGCCTGCCATGGCTCCAAAAGCGTCCCTGCTCCATCGTAGCGTCCCCCAGGGGACTCTCAGGCTTCACCACAGTGCAGCCACAGTGGGAGCAGAACTCGGGTACCTGCTTCATGGTCTGGTCGTGGCACCAACACACCTTCTCCTTGCAGCCTACTCGCTTCATGCTGGTTCTCCTTCCCCCGGGGGGGTTTCATCGTCCGCATCGGGCCAATCCCCGTACAGGTCGAATGTCTCCTGCCGTACGAAGGCTTCTAGGGCCGCACAGTTGCCCCAGGTCAAAGGGGTGCGATCCAGGTGATACCCTCCAGCGTTGTCCACCCAGACGACGATCATGTAGGCAATGTTGTCTCTCTCGTCTGCTAGGTTGGCGATCACCACAGCCGCATCTTGGTAGATGCCCTTGATCGGTGTGACTTTATTACCCATGTTGTCTCCATGTGCTAACATTGCTACCCCCAGGTTCCCCTGGGGGTAGACATGTTGTCACTTGGGGGTTGAGCCCTCTACGTGTGCCACGGCTCTAAGCGTGAACAGCCCCACGGTGATAAACCCAAGGGCCAGCAAGCTAGCGCCAGTAGGGTGCATCATCGTGGCTGCCACGCCCCAGATACCGACCATTAGCATGGCCGATATGTGCCGTCGAACCAGGAACTTACGCCACATGCCACTAGGCCGTGACGTTCTGCTTGATCTGCTGGATCAGGCCCGCCTTCAGGTGGCTGAACTGAACGGCGGACAGGACCACGATCACCACGTCGAAGAGCTGGAAGAACAGGCTGAAAAGGCTCTCGATGCCCGTCGAACCGCTGTTCTCCACGAAGTGGAGGTAGCCGTTGCCAAGGCCGTAGAGAACCAGCAGCGCGCAGCTAATGTGCTCCTTCGCCCCGAACACGTCGAAGTTGGCGATACTTTCGTCACCCTTCGCTACGGGACGCGACGTGCGGTAGGTTGTCGTACCCCACTCGGCGTACAGGAGATAACCCACCCAGAGACCAAGCAAAGCATCGAACATGAACTTGAGATTGTAGACCTGCGAGAGCGTCCCGGTATTCACCGTGTTGCCAGGAAGGTCCACAGTCAGCACGATCGCCACAAGCCAGAACAGAGTCAGAATGTGATACAGAGAACGAGAAACCTTCACAGTAGCTCCTTTGTTGTTGTTTATGGACTCGGACCAGACAACGGTGCTGCATCCAGCATCGCCATCATCAAACCTCCGTCGGGCGGCTTGGCCCCACACTTGGGGCATCGCCACGGGTTGGGGGCAATGGAATGACCAGTCGGTGAGCTAGCCTCAAGCTCCCTTACTGCTGCACCGACGTTAGCACGCCTCAGGGCTCTCGGCAAGGATCGGGCATTTTGCTGGATCACCGCGGGAATGCTTTTATCCTTGACGTGGTAGTGCCACACGTTGACCACCTCGGGCGGGTAGATCACCTGATACTCCCACAGGCCGATCTTGACCTTGTGGGATGCCATCATAGCGCCGCCGTTCATACTCAATCTCCCTGTTTTGGTACCGTGAACTATGTGCCACATTATCCTAGCTTCGGCCTTAGCGTAGTCTGCCAAGACAACGTGGGGCACTTTCAAGTGCCTTGGATTGCCTCCATACATGATTGCGAAGTCTCGCGCCTTCTGCGCTTCTCTCTTCGTCATAGCTCTGCGAAGTGCAGCATGGCCATCATTTGTAGGCCACCCTCTACTGCTGTGCCGCAGTGCTCACAGTGCTGGATATACCACTCGATCTCCGGGATCTGCATGCGCTCTAGCTCGAAGTGGCAGTACTGGTGATGCCCTAAGGCTAGAGTCTTCTCCGTCTGCTTGGGTATCACAGGGTCGCACCGACGCCAGCATAGTCGGCACATGTGGATTGTATCGTGGTACTGCGCGCCTCTCATGATGTGCCTCTGCTCAAAGCATTTGTGCTTGACAGACGCACCGTGCCGATAGAAATGCTTATTCGGATTGAAGATAAGCCACTCCTCGTAATTGCCAATGTATGTGGCAGAGCCCGTGCGAATATGGTCCCGTCGCGTTGCTGTCGTATGATCGTCAGGCTCAACATCGCCCTCTGGCACTGTCACGTAGGCGCAGCGTGAGTACTTCTTCTTGTAGCTTGGTTTCGTCTCGACGCGGAACCCTATCAGCTTGCCATCGACCTCATGCCGCTTGACGCGCCGTCCACTGTGCCCAATCTCTTCTCTCATGCCACAGTTTGACCATAGCTGCTTGAGTACCGAGTTTGCGCCAATCTTCTCAAGCTCGGCGAGGAACTTCTCCATCGCCCATCCCTTACTATTCCTTCGGGCTGCCATCGAAGCCTCCAAGCGGTGCCACCAGAAGCATCGCCATTAGTTTCGCGCCATCGGGGCACAAGATACCACAGCTTTCGCACCGTTCAACCCCCGTTTTCGGTATCCGTCCGACGGGGTTTTTCACATGCTCGTACTCTTCGCCTCGGCATCTGTGCAAGATTGACCCTGTTCTCATCTCAGGCACGTAGACTTGCACCACCCAGTCTCCCAGGTCTGCGTACTGACAGAAAGTCCCCTGCATCTCGCGTATGAAGTCTGCACTGTATCGGTGCTTCAGTAGGTCGCCCAGCGTGCTAGTGTTTATCGCCATACTCTACCTTGAGGTTCTTCGGGTCCATCGCACGATCCACCATAGCCTCAAGGTCCGCGTATCCTTGCATCACCGCGGCTGCATTGACTCGCAGCCACGTTTGAAACTTGCGCGAGTGGACTAGCTTGCGGAACGCCAGGGCTTTGTTACGCTCCTGCGTACGCTCCTCCCGCGATTCGCCCACGGCCCCCGACGGCTCATGGGTAATCCTCACCCCGGTATCCCGCTTGTTCTGGTTCTGCCCGCCCGGACCGCCGCACCGGAACGTGTCGATCCGTAGATCCTTTTTGGTCACGCTGAATAGCAGTTTTTTCTTGCTCATTTCTTTGAGTGCCCCAGCATTAGAAACTCAATAACCTGCTGCATCCTATCCGGTGCGTCTTTGTGGCACCGCGCACAGGACCAGTCCCCATCCTTCCAGCGACTATTGTTGGCTGCCTCCCAGCCTGTACCACGATGCCGATGCCAGATCTCCAGCCTAGGCGCAGGGGAAATCTCCTGATTGACGGCCCAGGTCGTACCCACGCGCCATCCTGCCAAGCGTTTCTTGTAGATCCAGGCTGATATGTTCATAGCCTTGCCAGTCCTGTCATCTGCTGCACCTTATCAGGTATCGGCTTCTTGCACCGTCGGCACTTCTTAGCCGTGACCGGATTGTCCGTCGGGTGCTCAGTCAGTCCAGAATCTAGGCAGCCTTCCCAGTGCCACAGCTCTACTGCGTGGTCGCTGTCATACTCAAAGGCAGCCCATTCGCCCTCGATGTAGACTGTCCCTGTGATGCCGCTATGGTCGAATCTGCTAAAATTCACGGTAGCATCCGTTTCCGCAGGCTATACAGCGCCACAGTTTTCGGTCCTCACTAACACACAGCATCGCTCTATGGGCGCTGCACATGGCCTTTTGGTCCTCATCCCAGGTCACTTTACCCTCGCTAACTGCCCTTATGCCACGGTTGCCAGTCTTGTCCGGGTTGTGTCCCGTCATGTCTGCTATGTCAAATATCATCTGCGCATTCTTCCTGACACT